ATTTAATGGTGTTTGCTGGGTGCATTTTACTGGCATAAGCAACACTATTTCTAAGCCGTCCAGTATCTACAGCTTTTTGAGCCGTCAGCAAATCCTTTGCATGAGTCACAGCGGTTTCACCAATAGCCATTAAAGCCCTTTCAATAGCGTTTTCAAAGTCTTTTGTGATTTCTTCGCTATTGTTTTGAATTTTTACTTCTATGCTCATAATATCACACTTTTACGGTTCATTTAATCCAACTTTTTAAAACCGATAAATTCAGCCGCTACAGAGCATCGGCAGTTGTATACATTGAACGGGCTGGCACCTAGCTTGTCGTCTGCTGGATACATAAGTTTTTCACCGCCAACGATAAAGGGTTCATCTTGATTCACCCTTTGCCCATCCGCTTCTGCGTGTTCAGGGCGTGTCCTTGCATCGTGCGTTGCTATCCAGCGTTTTTCAAGGATTGCTCCTTTATCTGCAAGCTGTTGCATTCCCGCCATTCTGCCAGCGTTTTCGGCTTCTGTGATGCCAGTCCTCGCCGCTCTAATCGCACTAGTTTGGCTCATTGTGGTTACAGAGTCCATCAATTCGCTAGCAATCTGGTTCACGTCACTGCCCTTCAAGATTCCGCTTGTGACGTGAGCGGTTATCTTTCGCTTGCCAAAATCCAAGTCAAACCCACGCTTCACAGCTTTCCATTTTGGGTAATAAGGCATGATATCTGGCTGTTCTTTGAGCAGCCTTTTAACCGTTCTCTCGTCATAGAGTATCCAGTTTTCTTGCACAAGCCGATTGTTTTTCGTCTTTGTTGCCTGTGATTGCTTTATAATGTCCGTAACGGTAAAAGCTTGATTTAGGGCGTAAATCTTAGCCATATCATCGTTGATGTAGCCAATAGCAATTTCATTGGCGTTGGTCATCCGCTCCGCCAGAGCATCACGCATGGCGACAAATCGCCGCCCTTGCGCCATTTCCCTAATACGCCAATCATTATATTGTTTTTTGGTGATTTCGTCATTTTCCAGCCGTTGGAGCTGTGCTTCGTCATCCGCTTTGAATTCCAAAAAGTAATCGGATACAGTTTGGTTCATATCCTCATAAGCTTTCTTGTAAACTGAGCGGATACGTTTTTCTAACTTTGCAAGCTCTTTATCAGTCTTTTTGTGCGCTGAATCGGCGTTTTTAGTTATTTTATTCGTCACAATCATCACCAAAGAACATAAAGCCCAAGATAATCACAAGCCTTTCAAGGAAATCATTGGTTGAATCTTCCATTTTCTCCACCTGTTTCCTCTGGGTTTCTCTTTGTCCCTTTCCACCTTTTGGAAGATTTGTTCGAATCATAGTCAAGGAATGCTAGAAAAAGCGCAAGTTCAATTATCGCCTTAAAATCTCCTTCTTTGGCTGCTTTAAAAGCGTTTTCTAGCTTGCCCACCCATTCAGGGTTGCACTCTCCTTTGCTTGCCTTTTGACGAAACACTTTAATTCTTTCTTCAATGTACGCCAGTGCTTCGCCGGCTTCTTTGCTGTTGTCCAAAATTTAGTTCCTCCTTATTCGTCAGGTTCGTTTTCGTCCTCCTCCGGCTCTTGTTCTCCACCTGTAAGTCGCGTTAAATCGTCCTCTGCTCTGCGTTGCAAGATTGATTCCACTTCTTCGGGAGTAATCCAGGGGAGGTGATTTAAAATTGTTTCATCATCCAAAAATTGAGCTGCGGAAAGCACCATCTGAGTTTCCTCACTTTGGTTAGCAATTCTGTTCCACTTGTACGAGGGAGTATCATTAATTCCAAAGATTTTCAAAATTCCATTGATGCACTCTGTGATAAGATACTCAAAATCACCGCATTTATCATCCTGTGGCTGATACGCCGCTCTGATTTCTGTTGCCGTTTTGCTGGAAGCAGAGAGCGCAGAAACATCTAACAACATAGCATCACGATACAAATCATCATTCAGCACTTTGAGCATTGCCGTCCGTGCTTCCGTGGGAACGTCAAGCGTGTGAGCCTGAACTTCTGCGTCCGAATCGTCAACAGTTGCCGCTTTTACAACTCTCATTCGCTCCAAAAATCTTGCTAAATCGATATCATCCATTCCACCAGAGTTTTTCAGCGTCCAGTAAATTCCGCTGGTATCGTCAATATCGTTTGCCAGCCCATTTTTAATGTAGTCGTAGCAATCAATACTTTCACGGATTCCTATTAGCTCAGATTCGTGCAAGTCATTTGCAAACATGGGAACAATGGGAAAATCTGCATAATTGCTATAATCGATAGATTCCACACCGCCAGACTGAGTGCTGGACACTCTCTTGATGTATCCTCGTTTCGGCTCAGTCACAAATCCGTCCTTATTGTGAGGGCGAATATAGCTTGTGTAGCCGTCAAGCTCGTACAACGTGAAGTGGAGTGTTTCGTTTGAAACATCGCCAGAATACCAATACCGCACACCGGATTTTAACTGCGCTGTGTCCCTATCGTAGAGCGGGACAAATCCAGGCGAAACAGAGGTATCCGCAAGTCCAAAAACTTCTACGTGGTCAAAGTTTGCAAAAACGAACGAAACGCCGTCAATTACAGCCTTTTTAGCTGCTTTTTGAATCTGGAAGTCAAAGTCAGCACCCAATCTAGATTTTGTGGTTTTATCCTCAAAGGTGACGCCATTGGACAATACATATTGTACCTGCTGAATCACCATTCTGTGGAAAAAGCCAGACTTAGTTTTGTAGTTTGCGCTGTACAAGTCTGGAACAGAACGCCCTTGCAACGTGTACAAGAGCTTTTGGAATTTTGTGATTGTAACATTCCGTTTTGCGTAATAAAGTTCCGCATCAACTGCAATCCGGTACATCTCACTAGCCCTATGTTCCTCAATCGCCTGAATGCAAAATGCCGCCTTAGATAAATCATCCTGAGCGATTGCCAGCAAATCTTGATAAGTTTTCATTTCGTCACCTCTTTTTAATCTTTTAAATCAGCCAGGGCTTATAATCCTGATTATTTCCGTCACCAGGCTTTTTCCACACGACTTCCATTGCATAGCGCACGGCATCAATGTGATGGTTATCCTTATCGGGATATCCGCTAACAATTTCACCATCTTTAGTCCGCTCGTACTCATAATTGATAAATTCTTTGTACGTTTTTGGGCATTTGTCTGGGTCAATCACAATGGCGTTAAGCGATTGCAACCATTTCATGGAGTAATCAACCGAGCCTGCACCTTTCTTGGCGGCAAGGCATTTCAGCCCGTATTTGTTATAATCTGCAATAGATTTAGGCTCTGCCGCATCTGCTGTAATTTTATCTTCACGAGTTAAGCCGTATTCCAGGAGCATATCAGCGGTTTCCCTATTTCCTTTTTTGTTTGCTTCCAGCTCCCCGAAGATGTAAAGGGTTCTGCGAGCGGAGTCATAATAACAACGGTCAAAAGCCCACGGGTCGGGGAAATATCCCCAGTCAACGCCATTGTAAATCTTATCAAATCCTGCGATTTGCTCGGGCGTGATTGACTCAGCTTTCACATTTTCGAACACTGCGCCACCGTTGCCGTTTGCAATGCCTAAATACTCATGTTCGTAAGCTGTGGGGTTTATTCCTTTAAGATATTCTGCTTCATCCAAAAAAGCTTTTCCCAGCCACTTTTTAGGCACTTGTGTATAATCTGTGTGCAGTTCATACCGATTGTCTTTTGTCCCCGCAACATACATATTAGCCCAGTTATTCGCACTTTTAGGGGGGTTAAAGCTCTTAAAAATATACGCCTCATCACCGCCACGAATTACAGACTGCTGGATGTTTCGACATTCTTCATCGCCGTGGAACTGGTCTAATTCTTCCAACCATAAAATCCCAATATAGCCAAACCTTGGCTTTATCGATTTTAACTTAATGGGGTCGTCTGCCCCACGAAAATAAATCTTTTGTCCCGTTGGAATGTAGGTAATCTCCATTGGGTTTACTTTGCTCTCAAATTGCGCAGAAAGCCCCAGTGCATCAATCGCCCAGATAATCTGTGAAAAAACTGAATCTCTGAGGGTATTTGCAACTTTTCTGGCGCAAACAGCGTGGATATCAGGGTTATTTTTAATCAGATTTACAATTTCCAATGAGACAAAAGAGGATTTAGCAGAGCCACGACCGCCATAAGTCACATATTCCATATGTTCTTTGTCGCAAATATCCCTGTGCATATCAAAGTAAGGTGCCGCCATCAACTTAGCAGGAATGTCAAACGGCTGTGAATCCTCTTTTTCAGCTTCCTTTGCTGGTGTTTCGGACTGAGAAAGGTACTGTTTCCCCAACCAAATCAACAGACTTGCATTGCCCTTTTCTGCCGCTTGCCATTGGCTTCTTCTGAGCGATATTTTCCCGTTTCCCCTCTTTTGGCGAAACACTTCGGAAAAACTTTCCCCATACGTTTTTTTACACCAATTTGTCAAAGTTTTATCCGTTAAATTAAAAAAATCGCAAATTTCCTGTTGTGTGCATTGTAATCCACAAAGGCTTTCAAACTGCCTTTGATTGATTTCTTTTTTGGGTCTCCCCATTCTGTTTCACCTCACTTGTTTGTGTATAAGCACTCAAAATTCGTTTTGGCTGACTTTGCTCCACCGTTTGTTGCTCTTAACTGCCTTGCCCAAACGAGGCTAAAGCGATTGTCGCTTATTTTATAAGAGCTGAACCACACCTGATATGGGCGTGTGATTGCCCATTCGTAAAATTCGTCCGAATTGAAAGCACCCCCATAGTCTGCCGTTCCTTCATATGGCGGGTCGCAGTAAACGATGTCTCCAGGCTGATATTTATAATCTAAATAACTTCCACACTTTATTTCAAGCCGTTCAAGCTGTTGAAGCCGTTCAAGCTGTTCAAGCTGTTGAAGCCGTTCAAGCTGTTCAAGCTGTTGAAGGTCAAATCGTTTTGCATATTTTTTTGCAAATCTGCAAAATTGTTCTCGCCGTGTGTGAATGTCTCTTGCCGTTACTGCCCTCTGAATTTGGGGGTGAATTTTATCAAGCAATTTTGAGCGATTGCCAAATACAACAAAATCATGTGCGGCGTGTTTCAATGGCTCAATGTCTTTTCCAAATA